CACCAACAATGGTTGTTCCGGATTCGCATACCAATAGCGATCGCATTTCTTTACCGTAAACTGAATCAACAGACGGTAAGTTAGCAACAAGCTCATGACGACATCTAAAAGTAGGCGTACCAATAGTCCACATACGACCATGAAGCCGATTGTCGGGAGACGTTTTAACAGCCTCAATCCAGCCTTCAAGGATACCTTTCCTAGATCGGATTGTATAATAATCACTAACCAACATAGCGTCTGGTCCAAGCTTTTCAAGCGAACTCTCAGTAAGCTTAGGAGACTTGTTAACGAATTTACCATTGATCTTTTCTACGTTCCACTCATCAGGTACCCATCCAAGAGAATACAACCATGTCTTTACAACTTCGATTGATCCGACTTTTCCTTGTTCAAAGGAGACTCGGCAGTATGGTCCTTCAATAGTTCGGTTAGTTCTTCCGTCTTCTTGCGGTAAATTAAAGTGTTTAACAGTTGCGACTGTGTAGCATCCGTCTTTTCGCCATGCTGGTTCTTTGTATTCATCTGCTTTATCTACCTTTACGCATTGCATACCGATACGTGGTTCAAGAACAGCTTCAATTGCTTCAAGTTTGTTATTGATTTCAGTAAGCAGTGATTGGGCTTTAGCCATATCAAACTTCCAGCCTTTGACTCGGATGTCTGATTCAATCTTAGCAAACTCCATTTCAATTTCAAGACCACGACGATACAGCGGGTTCTTTCGGATAATCTTAACAGCTTCTTCTGCAAGATGTTTATATACTTTAACGTTTAATTCAACATCTCGGATACAGTAAGTAAGCATTTCATCTGAGTACTGATCGAATGCTTCAAAGTTTAATTTAGGATAACCTAATTTACCACCCCAACCTTCAAGACCATGTTTATGATCTCGTTTGTATTGATTAATTTGAGATAAAATCCAGGTATCAATGATACGTTGGTTATCTTTAGGTACCCATCCTGTTAAATACTTTAATACAGGAATGTCATAGCCGATAATGTTATGGCCAATAAGCTCATCCGCAGTACTAAGCTCTTCAAGACCGTCTTTAATGCTACTATTAATTGAACCATCTTTACTTACATATTGTTTAACCTCATTAGTGTCTGGATTAATCATAACCAACATCCAGACTTTATCTACTTCAGGGTAGAATCCGTTAGTTTCAATATCAAATACGTATCGTTTCTTAGTCATAACAATGGACCGCAGTACATACACATGTACGGGATTTCCAGCATACGAGCTTCAATCTCAGTTGGGTCAAAGAAGTATGCTTCCCGATCACTCTTTTTATCGTGTTTAACTTTAGGTACTTTAATAAAGTCTCGATTAGTTAGGTGTTGACAAGCATGAACAAATTCATGGCACATAATTGAAAGGAATTGTTGGAGTACATAGTAATTGTTTTCCCAATTATTTAAGAAAGGATCTCTTACTTGAATAAGGATTTTACTTGTATCACCTTCATGCCAGATAGTTAAGCCATGAGAAGTGCCAGCTTCCATGTCATATTCATAAGGATCAGGGTATTCAATTAAACAAATTTGTACATTGACTTTATCCTTAGTAACAGGAGCATCAAAGCGTTCACTGTAATCCTTTAAACAATCAAAGAAAACTTTTCGAATTTCTTTTTCCAAATTAGGAATACAGGATACCTGCACTTTAATGTTCTTATACATTATATACCTTTACATTTGGTGAACCTAAGTCTTGAAGTTCTTTAGCCATACTAATAATTAAGTTAGAGTATTCAAGAATTTGTTCTCTTGCTTCTTGATATTTACTGGTGATGTACCAGTTATAAATACCTAACCCGATAATGGTTGTAATAAGTAGTACATCAATCATAGTAATCCTGTGTTACGTAACTCTGAAGGATCAAATAAAATATTATGGATATCTGTTCGGTTAATTACAATACCGACTGATTCCAAAAATTTGATACCTTGGGTGCACTTATATTGATCCCGATACACCACCCGACTAATACCAGCAGCGTAAATAAGTTTACTGCAATCAATACAAGGGGACAGAGTACAATAAAGACTGGCACCCTCACAAGACAAGTTTGAACGAGCCACTTTAGCAATAGCATGGGCTTCGGCATGTAAGACAGGGTTAGTTTGCGTGTCATTGTTAGTTCCTCGTGCTGTACCGTTATAAGAGAATGAAATGATGTTATCATTCTTAACAATGATAGCACCTACTTTACGATCATCTGCGTATGATTGTTGTGCAATCAGCTCACAGATGTTCATATAAAAATTATCCCAATCAGTTTGTGTCTTCATGGTAGTCGTATTCTAGTTCAGAAATAGAATCAATGATATAGTTTAATTTAGCTTCTTGTTCAGGTGTTAATGGTCTTTCAAAGAATACAATTACTTGTAGTACTGCTGGATCAGTTGTGTCAACGATCATAATAAGCTTTCCATTTATTCCAGCTAATTAGCTTAGCATCATAACAATCTTGAATTGTTACTTGATCTAGATTAAGCTCTTTAGTTAGTCGGTGTAAACAATATTGTAACTGACCAATTTCTTCAGACAGCTTTTGTTTGTTACTGATACCGTCTACGGGTGACACTGTATCTAAACCAAACCGAAGGACTTTCATAATGTTCTGAGATACCTCAGCACATTCTTCAGCGGTAGTGTATAGGGTATACTTGTCCAAAATTAAAACTCCACTTCAGAAACTTCTACAATGTCAACAAATTCACCACGATTTTTATATAAGTATTCATAATGAATTAGTTCATCTGCTGTATGTTTAGCAGACTCTTCA